AATACCGTATACAAGGAAAGGGTGTAGATGTTTCTATAGAAAAATGGATATTTTGAAGTGGTTAGAAGAATTTAGACATAAAAAAGCCGAAGGTAGAAGTATTATCTCTATTTAGAAAACCTTGGGAGGACTTTACTCACCCGTAAAAAACTAAATAGAAAAACAAATCTAACTTCGGCAAATATAACGATAAACGATATTTAGTTAAAAGACAAATTATTAATTCAAGGATAAATTAACAATTTGATTTTTATTTTCAATAATCTATCGTAATATGTACACCTGAAATGTAAATATAAAACTTACATTTCAAAATTTTTCCCTTAAATCAAATTACAAGTTTGACTTAAGGCCTAACAATTGCTCCAACAGCAACACCTTTACAAGGAAAGCATATCTTAATGTACCAATCATCACAATGCAATAGTTTTAATCAAGTTTCTAGCTATTTACCTGAAAATAATTCAAAAAACACAGATTTAAAAGTAATATATCGTACTCAAGAATATATAAATACACTTGAAGATATTAGATATGCTGTCCTTCAAAATAGAAAAACCCTACGAAAATCATCAGCCTCGGTTCTTTTAAAAATAATTTCATCTCGAAATGAAAAGTTTGGTAACTGTATAACACGTCAAACAGTTCTTGCCGATGAAATGATTAAATTTGGTTATCACAAGCGTATAACTGAAAAGCAAATATCTAGGATAGCTAATAAACTTAGAGATTCGGGCCTTATTACTTTTATTCGAACAATAAAAAAGAATGGTTATAAAGCGACATACAGTTACAAGCTAACAGAATTAGGTAGAGAAATTTATTTCTATGTAATTAAAAATAACGAATCAAACCTACAGATAAAAGTTTTAGAGTCTACAACTAAATCTGTGGATAATTGTTCGCCATTAAATAAACTTTCAGAATATTTATCAAAAATGTCCGGTCCAAAACCAGTCCAAAGTCTATACAAATCAATGGTTGAAAATAAAAATGTCCGGTCTAATATTAATATCCCATATTTAAATCTCCATACCCATACGCGCTGGACGCAAAATAAAAATAGTGAGGTAAAAGTGATCGAGGAAGAAAAAAAATACTCGTTTATAGATTTGAAAGCCGAACCTATCGACATTGACGAACCACCATTTGAATTTTTACAAAAAAATAATTACCCATATCTTGAATCTTTTCAAGAAGAAATAAAGTCAGGCAACATAAAAATTTGTTCTTTTTCAGATCCCGATCACTTAACCGTAAAAGATATGATTCGGATAAAACATGAAGAACCGCCAGTTAAAATGTCATCAATACCTATTAACAAAACTAAATTGTCCCACGAGGTTTATCAGTTTCTTTGGAAAAATTTTAATGGAATACAATTTAATATTGTTTGTGAAATTTTAGAGAATACTAGAGCTTCTGGAGCTGTTAAGATGAATATAATTGAATCTTTAAAACAATTAGTAGCTAATCTTACAAAAAGAAATAAACCAATTAGGAATTTTTATGGGTTAGCATACTCTATAACAAATAAAGTTTTATATGGTGAATAATAGAATTTTTATCCACAATTTTTGTGAATAACTCATGTATAAAAAATAATAAGGAAAGTTAAATAAATGATTAAAACTCTAATGGATTGGGGTAAAAAAGGTGTTTGTCGTCTAGCACATAATAAAGCTATAGAAACATTAGATAATCCTGGAATAGGACAAGAAGAGGCAGAATCAATTTACGAAGACATATTCTTTAAGCAAATAAGGATTATACAGAGGAAGCATAGGACAGCAGAGTTAGAAAAGAAGAAGAAACTAGAAGCCAAAGAAACCTTCCGTTTCAAATTAAGCAATATAAATAAAAAACAGGAGAAACAATGAAAATATTATCAAATAAACTTACTTCTTCAATATCAGGTGGAACAAACGAAGAAGTGCAATACTATGGAAGATACATCATTGAAAATTTGGAGGATGGAAAAGTTAGGATGATTATGTGTTTGGTTGCTGAGGGAGACCTTAAAGAACCAAAAGCTTATTAACTTATATAGAGGAAAAACATAATGACGGTAACTGCGCAAGACTTAGAAGTTTTAGATGTTCCACAACCTTTGCCAACTATAAGTTCAGATCCTACATCTGAACAAACGGGGGAAACGTTGCCACCAAGCTATTCTTTTCGAGCTTTACCAGTTGTTGATGTTTCTTCTCCTATACCTTCACCTAAGAAAATAAAAGAGAATGTAATACGAGACAGACATTTATTAAGGTTCTGCAACGTTATGGGAGTAGAGCCTGAATCAAGAAATCATTTATCTGCCATGCAGAATATTGGTCATTATTTAAACACCAGAGTAGATGAACTTTCAATACTGAAATTAAAAATCATTTCCGGTGAGATGGAAATAGCATCTACATGGTATTATTTAAGCTCCTTAACTTTAGCAAATTATACACTTATGAGTGAGGACAATAGAAGTACCGTTGCAGCTTTCAAGGCATGGGTAGCTTCTGATGTTGAGCTTTTAGCAAATATTAATGTTGAAGACCTTATGATATTAGGTCAAGATGAGAACTATTATAGGTTTGTGTTTGTTACTTTAGTAAGCGAGCACTCTCCGCAATGCTCTGTAACAATGCGTGGTTTTAACTCTAAGCTAATGTTAGAGGGTACAGCAGAGCAAACATCTAAGTTTGGATTAAACGTCTTTATACGACGTTGTGAAGAGCTTCCTGTCGAAGCTATTAAACAACTTGGAGATTCAAATCCGAGGATAGCTCGTAATTTACTGATAGACCTACAGGGGCATACATTATTTGATGGTATTTCAGAATATTTTTATAACAAACACTGGCCTACTGAAGAGGTCCAAAAGAATCCAAAGCCTAAAGTAACGACACCGCGCTTCCTTTCTAGGAAAAAGCTTAAAACGCGCTCGGGTCAATCGTATACGGGGAAAGCAAAAAGCTTTGGTCTAAGAGCTCTAGATTTTTGTTTTGGCGCTTTCTCCCTGGCTTCTGGATATGTTCTTATGACGGTTCCTGCAGCTATGCAACTTGCTATATTTTCTGCGCCATATGTTTTGGTATCCGCCTTCATAATGTTAGCGGCGTATAAAGCAAAAAATCTTTTTGCAAAAAGAAAAAAGTCTGTTGAGGCAGACGATGATTCTGAGGATTATATTAGCGTTCCACCTCCTCAAACTGCATTGCAAACACAAGAAGAAGGTTTAGAATCGGAAAATGATATCTCTGAAGAACAATTTCATGATAAAGAACTTGGTTTTATAGACACAATAGAAGAAGAAATCCCACGAAGAGGAAGCAATGCCAGCCTATAAGGAATCTATTAGTCAGATACATTTATTAAGATGGTTTAGATTGCAGTATCCCGACTTGGCTGATTTGCTTGTCGGGTACCCTGCAGGAAACAATATGAATTTATTGACCGCTGTAAGAATGAAAGCCATGGGACTACGAGTTGGAATGCCAGACTTGCAGCTTTTGGTGCCAAGATTTAATCCTAAATTTATTCCTGGATTATTTATAGAAATGAAATCTGAAAGAGGAAGGCTCTCTAAATCCCAAAATGATTTTCATGATAAGTTGAGAAACCAAAATTATACCATTGTAACTTCATACAGTTTTGATGAAGCAAAGTATGAAATTCAAGAATATTTAAAATAACAACGAAATCATTATCAAATAATTTAATTATTTTATTTAAGAGTCAGCTTTGTGATAAAGTCTTAATACATATATACAAAATAGGGAAATTTTATGGATTTAAGAAAAGGTTCGGAAGTAAAAGAAGGGAAAAGGCGCTGTATTCGTTGTAGAGGACGAAAAAAACTATATAAGACAAACGGGGCATGGTCCTTCGAAAACTCAGGCGGAACATTAACAGATTGTATATTATGTCTTGGAACAGGATTAATAGACCTTCCTGATGATGGAGTTGAGTTTGTTTGTGGTGGAGACCTAGTTCCTATTTCTAAAGAAACGAGATTAAGATTGGAGAAAGAAGATGCCAAAGAATCCAAAAAAAGACGAACAAGAAAAGCCAAAGAAGCCTCTCCGTTCGAAAAAGAGTACTGATAAGCCTGCGCGCCCATATCCACCTAAATTAAAAGAATATAATGACAAGAAAACGGCGGCGTTTAAAGAAATAATGAAGCCTAAAGTTGAGAAAACCATTATGGGAAGACCAACAATATATACAGAAGAGCTTGCGGATTATATTATTAGACAGGTGGCCTCTAGTGATATGGGTCTAAAAGCTTTGTGTGCCTCGGACGATAGGATGCCAAATCATCAGACGGTTAATGCATGGAGGTGGGATTATCCTGAGTTTTCAGCCCGTTACCTTACAGCAAAACAACATCAAACATACATTATGGGAGAGGTTTGCGAGGAAATTGCCGCTGATAAGGCATATTATCACGATGCTACAGGTGAGAAGCGTGTTGACCCCGGTTACATTGCATCACAACGCTTAATGGCTGAAACTAAACGCTGGCATATGAGTAAACTTAACCCTACATTCTTTGGAGATAGAAAGGTTGTAGAGCAACTGCAAGGTGAGAACGAAAGCATTAAGGCTGAGCTTATGGCTCTAAAAGCTCAATTGGCATTAGTAAATAAGAAGGAATACTGATGGAAGACAGAATAGCTAAATTTATTGAAGATTTCGAATGGATGATGAAATGTACTAGCATGGATTTCCCTTTCGATGTTGAATTAGAAGAAGCTGTTTGTTTGGTTAAAGATTTAAAAGAAAAATTAGACAAGAATAAGAAACATAACAGATGTATGAACAGTTCAGATAGGACAAAAACATGATAGAACGTTGGAATGATGAATAAGAAGGAATATTGATGGGCGATAAAAAAGAATTTAAAAAGAAACAGTTTCATATAGATTCAATGAAATTCAAAGATATAGAATGGGATGAAGAGCGTTGGGGAATTAATTTGAAACTATACGAAAAAGATGGAAAGAATAGTATTGCTGTTCCTATGTTGGACACATTAAATTATGCCATGTCAAAACTGGAAGATCTTTATAACTACCTAGGTAAATGTATTGATAGCTCAACTGGCAAATCAAATGGGTACCAACTAAAGAATCTTAGATATTTAACAGAATCAATTCAAGAAACCATCGACGAAGCGTATCAAATTCCAAGCAAACAAGACCTTATAGATACTATAAAGGAATGCCTTGATACTCTTGATTCGGTAGATGAAGAAAAAGAAAGATGGCAGAAACGAGCTTTTGACTTAGAGCGTAAATATGAACCAGATGATGATTTAGAAGACGAAGATGACTAAAAGGGATATAAGTAAGTCAAAAATAAGAATTCAAGAGAACCATGAGACTGAAGATGTAGTTGAAGTCCTTTTAGGGATAAGAAAAATCCTTACTGTTAGAGACAAGAAAGAACCGACGGATATATATTCTCGATTTTTGTGGCCTTACAGATAGAGAAATAAAAATTTATTATGCGCGCCTATTTGACAATAGGACATTTAAATCAATAGGAGAAGAAATTGGAGTTGCTCCTAATCATGTAAGTGAAATATTAAGTAAATCTCTTAGGAAAATACGGGGTTTCTGGGCAAGAAATTATGAGTGGGATCAAAAAGAGATAAAGAATCTATGAAAGAAAATGACTGACAAAGAAAAGGCAATCATGGACTACAAAGAGCTTTGTAGATTTCTAATAAAAGAGGCTGTTAATTTGAGCGATGATTTTTTTGAGATTTTAAATGAAAACGCTGGAGAATACCCTTTTTCTTTTAGTGGCCCAGAGAGGGTAATAGAGGTACACGATAGAATCAGGGAATATTTAAAATATGCTTCTATAGCTTATGAGTTAATTGATACAGAATAATAAAAAAGGAATAAAGAATGACTAAAGAAGAAAAGATTGTAGCTTTACACAAAGAATTAAACGAAGAGTACGCAAAACTATCCGCTACTTCTCTCAGTGATATTGATGAATATGCCAATGAAGACTGGAAGACATTGCGTATAGAGTGCGCCAGTGATAAAGATGTTATTCCATCATTTACATGGGCTAATAGAACGATTACAGACCATTTATCCGGAGTATTTAACAAACCAGGAGTATACGACATACTTTTCTGTGTTAGCCATAGAGGAGAGTTTGATAACTCAGAAGAGGCTAATCAGAATAGAGCCAAGATAAGGGAAGCTCAGGAATTGATTAGCAATAAAGCTAAAGTTGAGATGGCAAAGATTGAGTCTGAGTATTCCGAAACGGAGCGTCATTAGATGCCTATAGACTTCCAAGAGAAGATATTCCCATGCTTTAAACGTTTCATTGAGTCAAAAGACAAAGAACGACTCGGGGTTGAGATAAAAAAGATAATAGAAGAGACTCCAACCGCAGACAAACTGGATTTTGTTGTTCAACTTAGATCTTTCCTTGCCATTATAACTGCTGTCAATGAAGGCCAAAGTCTTGGTTCAGACCAGATGCAGGAACTTTATAATGGGCCAATGATGACTATGATGACCATGGCGTTAGCACAACAGGCTGAAGATGCTTCAAAAGAAGAAAAAAAGGTGAAACCATAATGAAAATGACAGAATCAGAAATTGATAAAAAAAGAGAAATACTAAGGGATATAGCATTCAATCTAGAAGCTATTAAGCTTGATGTTCAAAGAGAGATTTTAAATATTGGTTATGATGGCTCATTCTTTAGAGACTCCTCGTATTATGAGGAAGACATACAAGAATTAAAAAAACAGTTTAAGGACTTATTTAAAGGATGCGTTTAATGGAAAAGGATACCAAAGAAGAGATTAAAGAAATACTTTTGAGAATAAAGCATTGGTCGGAAAAGGTTTCTGAATCAACTATTTCTAGGTTAAGACAACTAGAAAACGACAATGTTATAGATGGCGAGGCCATAATGGACAGATATCGACCACTACAGGATTGTATTGAGGACTTAAAGGAAAAAGGAATGATTCATTATTTTGGAAAGAACAATGAATAAAATAGAAGACCAAAGTGTAGATGGAATAATTAGACTGCTTCTCGGGATGGTAATTTTATATCAATCTGATAAAGGTACAGATTTAGATTTAGATAGATTAGTTAATGAACTAGAGAGTGCAACAAAAGATGACTTTAGCGTTTATTCCGTAAGAGGAAACATATCTCATGCTATAAAATTATGTCCTTATCACACGATTGTTGATTTTTTTAAGTTAAAAATAGAAGGATAGTCGAGTGGCAACTGTAAAAAAGCCAAAAATAGACCCGTTTCACATGAATCCCATTGAATATCTTGGTTTCCCTAAAGATATATTGGATTTCTTAAAAAAGGCAAACATAATACTTATTGGTGACCTGCTCATTCATAGAAAAAGAGAGGTACTTAGGATTCCGGGTATAGCAGACACTAGATTTAAAAAGATTGAAATAATTCTAAGTGTTCACAAGCTAGCGTTGACAGAATCATATGAAAATGGAGCGGGAAGATTTGGATATATACACCCAGAGTATCATACATGGGACCATTCGGTAACTGTAGTATGGCCTCCAGACATACCAGGACGAAAAAGAACATTTAAAGAAATATATGTCGATTGCGTTATAGAAGGCATAGTAAATTATGTATGAAGGTTGACTTAGATAGAGAAACCTTGGTTGCAGAGCTTCAAGGCAGCCTTCTAGAATTCTGTAAAGTATTTTATCCTCTTCTCACGGGACGAGATTTTATAATATCAGTTCCAATTGGGAGAGAGCCGCATGCAGTCACGATATCACGTGCGCTTACAAGAGCCGCAAGACTTCAAATTCCTACGCAAAGACTCATTATCAACGTGCCCCCAGGTCATGGTAAGTCGACTTTCTTATGTATGTGGGTGGCTTGGACTCTCTCTAAGTATCCTGATAGTCGGTATTTATATATTTCTTACTCTAAATCACTCGCTGCAAAACACACTGAAACCATTAAACGTATTATTGGATTGCGCCATTATAAATATTTATTTAATGTTAGCATTCGTTGGGACTCTAAAGCCAAAGAGTTTTTTCAAACTACAGCAGGCGGTTCGATTGCTGCTTTTGGTTCAGCTGGCGCTATCGTTGGTCAGGATGGCGGGTTACCTGGGCTAGACCGGTTCAGTGGGGCCGTTATCATGGATGACTCTCACAAAATCGACGAGGCTCACTCAACTACCATACGAGAAGGTGTTATTGAGAACTACAGAGAAACCATTCAGCAACGTGCTCGTGGCGTTAATGTTCCGTATATATACATAGGTCAAAGAGTTCATGAGGCAGACTTAGCTGCTTACCTTATTGATGGTAAAGACGGCTATGATTGGGAGAAAGTTATACTTCAAAGCATCGATGTTCATGGTCATGCATTGTACCCTGAGGCATTCCCAATAGAATCCCTTCTTATCAAACAAGACAAAGACCCCTACGTTTTTGCCAGCCAGTTCCAACAGAACCCAATTCCTGCTGGTGGCGGGTTATTCAAGCCTGATTGGTTCATTACTTTGGATGAAGAACCTGAGATGTTGGTTACTTTTATTACATGTGACACAGCAGAAACTGACAAGTCTTGGAACGATGCCACCGTATTTAGCTTTTGGGGCGTATATGAAATTATTAACTTTGGAAAGAAATCAGGCGAGATAGGAGTTCACTGGCTTGATACTATTGAACTTAGAGTTGAGCCGAAGGATTTAAAAGATTCATTTGTAGATTTCTATACCGAATGCACAAGACATAGAATGCCACCATTGATGGCTGCTATCGAGAAGAAGTCCACGGGGGTAACGCTGGTTAGTATTTTGAAAGAACTTCGTGGTATTACCATACGTGAGATAGAACGCACAAGAGCAAGTGGCTCTAAGACCCAACGCTTTCTGGAGATTCAGCCTTATGTAGCCTCAAAGCTTATATCTTTCACTAAAGATGCAAAACATAAAGATCATTGTATAAAGCATATGACATCAATCACAGCCAATGATAGTCATCGTCATGACGATATTGCAGATACATTTGCAGACGCAATTCGACTGGCACTTATAGACAAGACAGTATATAGTATCAATAAGACAGATAACACACGAAGTGAAATACTGAGCAAGTTGAATAGCAAATTCAACGAGCGATTAACAGCAGGGAACGCTAAAAACTATGGAAGTCGCGAAAAAATATTCTGATAGAATTACAGACCTAAAGAAAACTGTTGAAGAAGCACAAGAATACTTCTCTCATAACGTTGAACGATTTAATGAGTTCATGCGCTTTGTATTTAAATCTTCCATGGAACAGCAAGAAGTTGCCGCCTTAGTTACAACTGGCAAACCAACAATCGAATTCAACATACTAGAAGCCTATATTTCCAGGTTACGAGGCGAGTTTGCCACCCAACAGCCGGCTCTTAATGTACGAGCTGCAGATGGCGTTCCTCTTTCATCTTTAACACCAGAATTCATTCATACACTAAAAGTAATAGAAGGATATTTATCTGCAATATTATCTGAATCTGCAGATGACATGCTTGCATATAATGTATACACTGATTTGTTGGCTGGTGGGTTTTCTGTTGTAAAGGTTATGACAGAATACATTAATGAAATGTCATTTGAGCAGAATATCTGTTTTACACGAGTGTTTGATCCAACACTATGCTTTTTTGATCCTTTAGCTAGAGATTCACATAAAGGTGATGGACGATATTGCGGCGAGTTATCTCCAATGACGCGCAAAGCTTTCGAGGAGACATATGGCAAGGAAGCCACTGAAAAGATGACCTTTACCAGAGAGCTATCTGGATTTAGTTGGTCATTTAAGAACGAATCAGAAGATATAGTTTTAGTTTGTGATTTCTATGAAAAGAAATGCAAAAGAGAAAAAATTGTTAAGCTTTCAAATGGTCGTGTCATTCCTGAAAAGACTTATAAAAAATTCATTGAAGTATGGAATGATCAAGGACATATAGAGCAGCCACCAGAAATAGTTGGCGAACCAAGAATGACAACGATAGAAACTATATGTCGCTATCGATTCTGTGAATCCATGGTGCTAGAATATGTGGAGACAGATTTTAAACACTTACCATTAGTGTTTGTTGATGGTAATTCAGTCAGCATAACTGAAAGTGGCTCTACCTGTCAGATGACTAGACCGTACGTTTATCACGCAAAAGGGATTCAGCGGTTAAAAAACTATGCCGGCCAATCGCTCGCGAATGAATTGGAAAACACTATTCAACACAAATTCATTGTTGCCATCGAGTCGATCCCAGAGGATTATCAAACTGCATACCAAAATGTGCAGAAAGCGGATACTCTTATTTATAATCATTTCCTTGACAGTCGTAGTCCAGATGTACAACTCCCTCCCCCTCGCGAGGTTAATCGTACTCCAATTCCCCCCGAAATTAGTCAGACGTTTAGAATGTCAGATGAAATGACACAGGCGATATTGGGTTCCTATGATGGAGCAGCAGGGATTAATAGAGATAACATGTCTGGAATAGCTTTTGATAAATCAGCACTACAAAGTAATACAGCCTCTAAACCATATATAGTTGGGTTCGTAAAAGCACTTAATCGAATTGCTCAAATAATAGTGGATTTGATACCTAAATATTATAGAACACCTAGAACTTTGCCAGTTATGTTGCCAGATGGGAAACGTTCACATGTAGAGATAAACAAAAAAGGCTCTATCTATATGAACTATGACCCTAATACCTTAGAGGTTAAGGTAGAAGCCGGCGTTAACTTTAATAGACAAAAAGAAATAGCACTAAATACAATAATTAGCTTAATGCAGGCTTCACCTCTATTTGGTCAGTTTATGAACGAACATGGACTTCAAATTCTTCTAGATAATGTTGAGATTCGAGGAATTGAGGGACTAAAAGAGAAAGCTGTCGAGTTTGAGCAGGAACTTGCACAACAACGCAAACATCAGCAAGAACAAGAAGCTCAACAAGGTCAGGCTCAAGCACAACAAATGCAGCAGCAAGCTCAAATTGAACAACAAAGAGTACAAATTGAAATGGCTCAAGCGCAGAGATCCTTGGAGAATCCAAGTATTGAGCAACTCGGCTTAATGTCTATTCAAGAGAAGGCAAAGTTAGATGCCGCCAATGTCTCTTTAAAAGAAAGAGATCTTGAAACAAAGTTTATGGAAGTTATGGCTAAAATTCAGATGCAAGGTTTGGAGCTAGACCAAAAGGCTGCACAACAGGACGCTGAAACTGCCAGAGAGGTTATAAGAGACTTAACTGAGATGAGTAATAATTTTGAAAGAATAAGTAAGGAGACACATGATGAAAGGTAAGAAGAATTTTATCCAGGATGCGATAAAAAAACCTGGAGCACTTAGAGCTGCAATGCATATAAAAAAAGGTGAAAAAATACCTGAGGATAAACTAGAAAAGGCTGAGCGCAGCAAGTCACCATTAATGCGTCGTAGAGCAAATTTAGCTGAAACGTTAAAACACATGAAAAAGAAATAAGGAAGTAAATTATGCCACTCGTAAAAGGACCTAAAGCTAGAACTAAGTCCGGAATGTCAGCTAACTATAAAACTGAGGTAGCAACTAAGCCAAAAAAACAGGCGATTGCAATAATGCTTTCCATGGCCGGAAAAAGCAAGAAAACAAAATCTCATAAAAAATAGATTATTATTACTATAAAAACATACAGTTTTGATAACATTTATTGTATAATTTTGGTTCGAAATAACCAGAAAATCCAGGAGTAATTATGGAAATTTATACACTAAAAGACGCAAGAGATTCGTTTCAAAAAATAGTAAAAGATTGCCAGCAATCATCAGAACCAACATGGATTTTAGGTAAGGGTTACAAGGCAGTTATCTTATCAGAAGAGCTATATGAATCTATGCAAGAATCAATAGAAGTATTTTCTACTATGTTTAGAGAGGAACGACAACGTCAGAAAGAAACAGGGGACGAAGGAGAAATAGTAGATTTGGATAATATGTAAGATGTATATTATCGTTATCAGTCCATGTGCTAAAAAAGATGTAAAATTAATAAAATTATCCAAGTATTATGGGAAGTATAAAGAGCTTCTACTAAAGATATCTCAAGATCCGTATGCCCCAGGAGATAATTTTAAGGTAATGAGCGGTAAAATACCGGAAACATTCTCAAGAAGAATATCCTTAAAGCATAGGCTAGTCTACGTGGTAGATGAGGATATTATTACTATAGAAATAGTCAGATGTTGGGGTCATTATTAAAGTTATTTCAATATGAAACCATTTTGGATATGTAGCTCAGAGAGTAAGAGCAGCAGACACATCTGCAGGTCCTGGGTTCGACTCCCAGCATATCCATTTTTTTTGAAAAGCATATATACACTTATTAAAAATAGTGCCATACTTAAATTGATATATTTTTTCCATATGTATATCCTTTACCCCGCTTCTTGATGCATGAGGCGGGGGTTTAAAAAGAAAGTTGACTTTATGTTTATCTAGATATAAACTGAATTATAGAATTAGTGCACGGGCACGATAAAACCGGTCTCACTTTTCCAGGTTTAGGTAAAACTTGGCGAACTCATCGTAAGAGGTCTTAACCGCGGTCACACGGGCAATAGTGCGAAGAAAATGGAAGGTATGTACATGGATGATTTGAATATGAGCGGAGCTCAGCCGGACCAAATTGAACCACCTATGCAACAACAGAAAATGTTGTCGCAAGATGAGGTCAATTCGCTAGTTGCACGAGAAAAGCAAAATGCGGCCGCTAGAGCTAGACAAGAAGTTGAAAGGGAGTATCAACAAAAGGCAATGCAAGCGCAGCAACAGCAGCAAATGCAGAGTCAACAGCAAGAGCAACAAAGGATGTCGCAAGGCCCCTCTGAAGCAGATGCAGATGCTATCTATCAACAAGTCCAAGAACGCTTTAATAAAGAGATGCAAGAACGTCAGTTCCAACAGGAAATGACCAATGTTGCCAACTCTTATCATGCGAAAATGGACTATAGTCGGAAATCTTACGATGACTTTGATGATATTACAAAAGATTTTGAACCAACAGCTTTTCCCCAGCTCGTATATTTAGTGAGCGGATTGGAAAATGCGGGGGACATTATCTATGATTTAAGTAAGAATCCTCAAAAATTAGTCACGCTAGACACTCTCGCTCAACGTTCACCGCGCCAAGCACAAGCCGAGTTATTGAAGTTATCTCAGTCTATATCGCAAAATAGTAATGCGAGAACTGAGGCAGACCAATACTCTACTTCTGCTCCGCTAAATCCATTACAACCTTCCCGAGTATCTGGGAGCAATGGAAAGCTGACCGTGAGAGACTTAAGAGACATGCCTTGGCTTAAAGGTTAGTTTCGTCTTAATGTAGGCAAGTAGATTGCTCCTTTGTTTTAACAAAGGGAGATTGAAATGCCTACAAATATCTTGCAACAGGTTATTACCTATAATGAATCTAACCTTGCGCTTTTACTTAACTCTTTCTGTTTTTTAAGTACATCGAATAAAAAGTTCGTTGGATTTAATGATTCTATTCCTAAGAACTTGGGTGACACTGTATCATTTGATTTACCACCAAGATTTACCACTACGAACTCACTGGTTGTAACATTCCAGCCTGCTGTTCAGCGTGTTCAAAACTTGACGGTAGACCAACAAGCCTCAACTGCTTACGAGTTTACTGCACAACAATTTATTTTCAATGTTCGTGACTATATGCCGAAATTCGGTAAATCAGCTACTGCTGAGCTTGGTACACAAGTTGAATCTAACGTAGCTCAATTGGCTGAGACTAATACATTCCGTTTTTACGGAGATGGTATCAACCCAATCAACAGCTACTTGCAATTAGCAAACGCTTTGGCTTTCTTCCGTAACTTTGGTGCAGTTCCAACAGACACTAAAGGCTATCTATCAGATTTAACATTCCCATTGATTGTTAACTCCGGTTTAAACCAGTTCACTATGAACAGGGGTAACCGCGAAGCAATGTCATGGGAAATTGGTGATTTTAGTAAGTGCGAATGGTATCAATCAAACTTGCTTAAAACTCACCTTGCAGGAACAGAAGGAAACGCAGGTTCTACATTGACAGTTGTGTCAACTACATTGGACGCTAATGGAGCCGTTATTGCTATTACATTTAGTGGAACAAACGCTGCTAGTGATGCTAATTCAATAAAGAAATATGATAAGTTTCAGTTCAGCGATGGAGTTTCTGGAAAAGCAAATCTTAGATTCTTAACCTTTATTGGTCATAAGCAATCTCAGTCTCCTGTACAGTTTAGAGCTACAGCTGACGCTGCTTCTACTGGCGGTTCACAAGTAACGGTAAGTCTTTATCCTCCATTACAAGCAAACTCAGGACAAGACCAAAACTTAAACACTCCAATTGTAGCTGGTATGCAGGTAACTGTTCTTCCTGACCATAGATGTGGTTTGATTATGTCTGGGAATCCATTGTTCTTAGCTATGCCTAGACTACCGGAAGAGGTTCCATTCCCAACTTCTGTTGCGATGGACCCTGATTCAGGAGCTAGTATTCGTCAGTATTATGGTTCTCTGTTTGGGCAAAACCAACGTGGAATGGTTCACGATGTTATATGGGGATCTACACTAGTAGACGAATATTCGATGATGGTAGCTTTGCCTATATAGATTAGGTAAGTGGCGACGCATTTGCACCGCATTTGCGTCGCAAAATAAAAGATTTAAAGGAGACAAAAAATGTCTGTAAATAGCCCAATCGTAAATGCTCGCGTTAAATACGTGAATGGATTAGAGATTGCTTATGCAACAACAACCACATTAACACTGGCTGCTGGTGCTGCAAGCAACTCTACAAATGTAGATGATATTATTTTAAGTGCTCCCGTGACCAACACAATTACTTCTGTTGGTGTGAACGGTGTAGACATTGCAGCTGCTGTATTAAGCAGTTTTTATGCCGTGTATGTAATCGGCGACTCTACTGGCTACAGAGCGACTGCAAGTTTATTATCCTTAAGTGCAACTGCCCCTTCTTTGCCTTTTGGGTATGATATGTTTAGGCGTGTTGGTTATGTATTAACTGATGGTTCTGCTCTTTTAGTTAAGTTCTGGCAATATGGCCATGCTAGCTCAAAAGATATGTGGTATGACACTGGCATTGCAACACCTGCAATTACAACATCTACTACCTATGTATCTCAATCATTAGCGGCTGGTATTCCTCCATCGTTAGTATGTGAAGCATATCTGAAGGTTGATTATACAGCGAACAGTGCGACAAATACTTGTACGATGGCGCCGTACGGCTCAACAGCTTCGGTTGGTATGATTATATTTGGTTATGGTGTGGCAGCAGCTCAGCAAGGTATGGTAACAGTTCCAACTGCGCTTAATTCTACTGCTCCAAGTATTACCCATAAAGAAACATCAGCTAGTGATGCTCTTGTGATTCTAGTAGCTGGTTATCAAGATAGTTTAGCGTAATAAACTAAAGGAGAACCCCAATATGGCGTACACAACTAATGAGCTCATAACAGGTGCTTTTTATGCATCCGGCGTAGTTTCACGCGAGTTTGAGACAGTTAGTGGGCAACAGATTGGGGATGGCCTTAGTTGGTTAAATGATATTCTAACTGAGAAAACAGTTGATGATGGTATGGTTCCTTATGAATCAACCTATACGTTTACTGCTGTTCCAGGACAAGAGATATATTCAATACCTGATTTGATTGCAATTGATACGTTGGTGTTCTTCAAGCAGTCCGTACGTTTTAGTATGTCATATACAAAGCGAAATGCTTATTTCGGATCTAATCGTGTTGAAAGCATTAGGAGTTTGCCATACCAATGGTATTTCGAAAGAAAGTTTGGTGGTGGAAACCTATATATATACTTTACTGCTGACCAGAATTACCCAATGGAACTTCATGGAACATTTAGATTAGCTGAAGTGGCATTAAATCAAGATTTAAGTTTGACGATTGATAAGTTTTATACGACTTATCTGAGATATGCTTTAGCCGATAGAATTTGCGCTGAATACAATTATGTTACGCCTCCAAATGTGGTGAAGCAACTTGGAAAATATGAAGGATGGATAGACAAAAAATCTAAACTTATTGACCTTCAGTTAGAGAAGGCATCCTCTCTTCAGGGGAGTAATGCGACTTATTCTTGGGCATGGATCAATCTTGGGAAGGGGTTTCTTCCTTAAGTTAATTTTGCTGGTCGATACAGCTTATTTGGAGTTTGAATGGGTACGGAATTATCAGAACAAATACCAATCAATGTTGCGGGTGCAAGTTCCTTTGGAGTGTGGCCCAAGATAAATCTTGAAAAGACATATAATATGTATCTTTCAGATGAATGGATGATTGGTTTCCCTGGCTATAAGAAAGTAGCTTTGGATGGTGCCCCTGGGGAAGGTAGAGCTATATTTCGGTCTGTTCGCGGAAATTTCCTTCTTGTTGTAGTTGGATCTGCAGTTTATAGATTAAATGAAGCATTGGCTCCTACTTTTGTAGGCACATTATCTACAAGTGCCGGCGAGGTATTTATAGATGAAAATCTATCGCAGCAATTGTGCTTAGTAGATGGTCTAAGGGCATATATTTATAATTCTACAACTGGAATATTAACGCCTCAAAATCTTGTAGATGGTACTGTCCCAACGCCATTACCGGTAATTCCAAATTATGTTTCATTCCATGGTGGGTATTTTCTAATTGCATCTGCTTTGAATAGCATCAATAATTATCAATGGTTTTCCTATATAAGAAATGATGACAACACCATTAAATGGTCATCTACTCAGACTATATCTACAAAACCTGATGCTGCGATAGCAGTAAGACGAATTCCAGGTCGAGGTAATAATGTTATAGCATTTGGACGTTCTGTTGCTGAGATACACACGTTGGTTGCACAAACTGGGGCATCTCAATACACAAGAGTATCTTCATATAATATTGATAATGGGTGTATCAGCGTATCAACTATCGCAGCTGGAGAAGATACGGTGGCGTGGTTAGCGGTTAACGAAGCTAATAGCCCGGTTATTATGGTTACCAATGGCTCGGAAACAAAGCAAATTTCTACGGATGGGATAGACCATCTCATGGAAAGTATCCAGTTCCCAGAGGACTCAACGGCATTCTTTTTTAGACAGAATGGACATTTATTTTATCAGCTCACGTTTTTTAATAAGGCAGACAACTTAACTCTTATTCATGATTTTACAGTTGGTAAATTCTTCCATCTATCAGATGAGAATCTAAACTTTCATATAGCTCGTGATGTGGTTTACTTTAATGAAAAATCTTACCTCGTATCATTGAATGATGCGGCTATATATGAAATTGGAGATGAGTTTAACACTTATAGTTACAGTAGAGATCCTAACGATATTGGCCAACTTATCCCGAGAATAAGGATATGCAAGACTATAAGAAAGAAAGATAGTTCCACATTTAGAGGTGGGATGTTCACATTTTTGATAGAGCAAGGTGTCACTAATTTTAATTTTGGTGCTGATGGCGATAATCAAATGATAACCGAGATTACAGAGGATATAATAGTCAGCGAATCTGATATCCCTATAGTAAGTGAAGATAGTTTCTTTTCGGTTGATAATAATAGGCCACGGGTTGATATGTCTTTCTCAAAGAATGGTAACGAGTCCTTTAGTAATATAGTGGGAAGAGAGCTAAACCCACAAGCACATTTTAGGAATCAAATAAGATGGCATAGACTTGGGCAAGCTAATGAACTTACTATTCAGTTAAGATTTTGGGGATTTAATAGATTCGTAGTAACAGAAGGGACGATTGAGACATACTGATGACAATCCCAAATTTACCACCATTCTTCAATATGATTTATACTAAAGAGAATGGAGAATTAACACCGAATGCTCAGCTGTACAATGATTTAATGTACCAGGTATTAAATGAATTGCTTAACAGTTTCAATAATAACTTTGACAATGGATTGCAGGTACCAAATAAAACAACTGCAGAAATAACAGTTTATAGAGACGATCAGATAACGCCATTAGGAACGACATGGTATAACACGAATTTAAATAAGCTCCAGGTTAAAACAAAGATGGCAATAATAATCCCTCCTACTCCTGGAACAATAGAAACCGTAACAAGCACATAAGGGAATATGAAATGGATCCATATAAAAATCAGCCATACAATAATCAGCCAAATCCTTTCCAAGGGCTCTCAAAGTATAATGGTCCATCTACACCTTATACTGGCCAAGCTTTAAATGAAGTAAAAGGCTACTATGACCCATACACAGAATATGCACGTAATCCTGAAGATTTCCTATCTAGGATCTCACAGAGCTTTAAACAGAACCCAGGACAAATAAGAGCCAATGATATCCGGATGAAAGAGCATACTGGCGCAGCTGCTGCATCAGGAAGAATAAATAATCCACAATATGAAGAAGAGCATGGCGATTTAGCTAGTGCTCTATATAATCAGGATATGCAACAATATATCGACAATATAATGAAGCAACAAGGCTTAGGTTTTCAGGCTGCACAAGGCGCTGCTGGGGATGTTTCTAATATCCTAGGGGAAGAAGGCGCATATGCTGAAAGAGCTTCAAGACAAAAACAACAAGATGAGAATGCTCAATGGCAAGCCATAATTAAAGCTATCGGAATGATGGGTGGTGCTTATCTTGGAGGCCCCGCTGGCGCTGCAGCAGGCGGTCAATTAGCCGGTCAATTTGCGCCGGGTGGAGGAAATGAGCCGGAACAGGGTTATGGATATAACAATCCTAACTATTCAAACCGTAATAGCAGATGGACTACGAGGTAACAGATTATGCCATTTCAAAGAAGCAATGTGGGTGGAATTCCGTTACTAAAAAGCCCATGGGACATGGATTTTGCAGACATGCTCCAAAAAGGCATCGCGCTTCGTCATGAACCTCAAAGGTTGATGCGGGAGAAAGAGAAGGAGCTACTTGCTAATTCACTTAAACAGAATGAATTAAATTATGCCCCGCAAACATCTGAAGCAGATATTAGGCTTAAACAAGGTCACGCTACGCAATATGAGAATATGGCAAAACTTCCATATGGCGGGAATGTTACTGGCGATGTTATGCAAAGCATTATGGTGCACAACATACTTAATGATCCAAATGCTCCTGCTGAATTAAAGCAGTTGGTTGGCGGTGATAGAAAGGCATTAATTAGACAGAGATTAATGGGTAATACTCCTGAATCTGCAAAATTGAGAGAAGATGAACAAAGGATTATGAATGATCCAAATTTATCTGACCAGGAAAAAGAGGATGCTATAGGATATAACCGATCAAAGAATATTAAGAATTCAGTAATACCGGAGTTAGAAGTACAAAAAACCCGGGCTGACATTACATCTGAAGGATTTGAAAAATTATTACAACCAGACATGTTGGAAGCCTTGACTCAATATTCTGGAGGACCAGGAACGGCTAAACGAGCTGCTGATGAATGGGAGAAATGGCTAACAGGGAAAACACCTGAAAGATTATTAAAATATGAAGATGCTGAGTCTACTGCAGAAGGCGTTGCCATGAACTTAAGAGCAGCAATTAAAGAATCGGTATCTCCAGCAAAAGGTGAAAAAATATTAGATATGATTTCTCCTGCTAATATAAAAAGAAGTCCAGAGCAAGCCATTAGACGACTTCAAGCTGCTGCTGATTTCTTTGAAACAGAAAGAAAAGGAATTTATCAAGGAACCGGAAGAACTCTTAAACCAAAAACGCAAAATAATAAAAAAACAAATTATGAAGGGAAGACAAGGAATCTTGATTTAACCACAAGGAAGCTTTCATAATGGGTATTCAATATATAAAAGCCTCGAATGGAAAAACATATCCAGTAGATTCAAACTTGTCAGATGATGAGGCTGTTGAATATGTAATAAAACAAATTAAGGGGAAAGAATCTAAACCTGCTTCTCAAGGCGATATAGTTAATAAAGTTGCTCAAGATGCAGACCTTATAAGACAAGGCAAAAATCCGATTAATTCTCAAAGAGGGGCCCCTCCAGAATCTAATGGTCGTATGGCGTTAGATAAATTTCATGATGCATTACGTAATCTAGGCGCTGGAGCTGGGAATTCTCTTCAAAATGCTGCGCAAGGATTGAAACCAATCTTAGGCATGTCAAATCCTAATCTTTTAAATGCTAAATCTGAAAATAATATTGATTTTGATAAAATGTTTGGCGTTAAAGAAAAGAATGAAGCAATCCAAAAGATTCCGGAGATCGCAACATCATTTATTCCAGGGATTGGCGCTGGGAAAGCTCTTGGAAAAGCACCAGGGTTAGTAAAGGCGGCAGGCTTAGCGGCTGAACAAGCGGGAATCCAAGGTGGTTTAGGATACTTATTTAATCCAGAATCTCGAGTGGAAAGCGCAGGAAAGGCTGGGGGGATAGCTGGAGGAAGTCAGTTAGCTATAGACTCAATGATTTCAAAACATCCAATAGCTAAAGCTTTAAAATATTTGCTACCAAGAGCTGGTGGTGCTTTCGCTGGTCAAAAAACTGCTGAATTTGCAGGATTGCCAGGATGGGCACAAACAGCAGCTGGGATTGGAGGCGCATTTGCCGGGAATGCTGGTGCTAATGCTATACCAAAGTTATTAAGAGGGGCTAAAAACCTTCACGGAAAAGAGTATGCCGAGGATGTTGTAAAGGCTACTGAGAAGATGGACCCTATAGAGCTGAAACAAGTAATGGAAACGGCGAAAAGACGTGGTGTTAATTTAACACCTGCAGAGATTACTCAGGACCCTGTTTTATTAGCAAAAGAAGCAAAAGCTGGCGTTAATAAAGAAAATGTTAGATTAAAACATGGCTTGGAAGAAGAAAGAAAAGTAACTGAATCTCAGGTGAATAAAAAATTCAAAGACGAAGTTTATAATCCTGAAAAGCATGATGCTATTCAAAAACAAGCATTTGATGATGCGAAACATAAGAGGGTTCCACAAGATTTACTTCCCGTAGAACATGATGATCTTTATAAGAGAGCTATTAAATTTGCTAAATCCAATAATGAGCTTTCCGCTGAATTGGCGAAGTATCCAGGCGGTTCTGTTGGAAGATATGATGTTGTCAGAAGGGCTTTAGATAAGATGATAAAATCAGAGCCAGCATCAACTTTCAATTTGGTAAATGCTAGAACGTCATTATCTAAGGCTCTTAAAGATTTCTCCCCAGAGTATAGAACAGCAATGGATCTTTCTGAAAAAGGGAAAGTTTTTAAAACTATAAGCGCATTAGAAAATCAAGGGAAACTTATAGGTGAAGATTTCTTCAAAGGCATGGAAGATCAAAAGAAATTTGATAGTCTTGTAAAGCATACTAGAAATGTGCCAGGAGCTGATGAATTCTTGGATGATACACGAAAGTTATATCAATTAAGGAAATCAGTAGACACGACGGCGCTTGCTAAAAAGCTAACCGATACAATGCTTCCTACTTCAAAAGCTGAGGCGGGGACATTTTTAGCTAAACTATTTAATGGCAAGTCTGATAAAGCAATGATTGAATTAATGTATGATCCAGAAATAATGAAGAAAGTTCACACAATTGCTGGAATGACAGAACCAGAAAAAGCAATGATTGAGTTTTCAAAGGTTCTATCTCGTAAAAAGGCTCAGGATGTAGCCAGAACAAAATAAAAGGGAATTTAAAATGTCACTAGACCCACGATACATAACAGATGGACCTTTAGAGGAGGGATTTCTTAGTAAGGATTCTGGCTTACCTCTTGCTGGTGGAACCGTGACCTTCTATAGGGATTCATCACGAATAACACTAAAGACAGTTTACGAACTTACTGGAGCGCCTCCCAATTATTCTTACGTTCCTCTTCCTAATCCTATAACTTTAAGCTCAATTGGGGTCATCCAGAATGCGGGAGGAGACAATGTTGTCATATATTATTATCCTTGGCTTGCTGACGGCATCACTCCTGATCTCTACTATGTGGTTGTAAAAGATTCCAATGGAGTAGATCAATTTACACGCGAAGCATGGCCCAACTCTGCCGCAGGGGAATCTCCAGGAGCAGACACAAGCTTGCCGGTTCAAAACCAGATAAGCAATCCGCAGTTTACGCAGATTCTTATAAATGATGTTCCAACGTTAACGCCTTCAACTACCACTTTTTCGGTATCGGCCGAAACAAAGGAATTTGAATTAGCGCCCGACTGGACATTTATTATAAGCGGAACAGGGGATGTTACAGTTGAGAGATTGG